TCCATGTCTGATATCAACTCAGCAATAATTGAAAGGCTAGAAAAAGTTGTTAACTCTCTTCAAGAAAACTCTATGAAGATGGGTCAGATTCTTGCTGTTCATAATGAGAAGTTAGATAAGCAAGATAAGATAGACGAAATATTATTTGAGAAGATCGATAGACTGTCTGCAGATGTCAATCGAGAGACTAATGCAATAAAGAAAGGATGCGAGAGAGATATAAGGAAGGTGGATGACCGCCTGAGAATAATGGAGAAGAAGATGTGGTCTATATTTGGAGCACTAAGTATCATAAGTTTCCTAGTGAGTCCAGTAGGACAGAGGATTATTACTCCAGTGTTGACAGGATCCCCAAATAGTAGTATGCTAGTTGGAGAGATATCCGACCTTAATGAGTTACGTTGATACCCAATACATAGATCGTCTTGGGGTCAGACTAGAAAAATTTAAACATCAAGGACGCACTTACAATTTTAGGTGTCCTTATTGCGGTGACTCCCAACGCTACAAGAGTAAAGCGAGGGGGTATTTTTTTATGCGTAATAATGATTACGTTTATAAATGCCACAACTGTGGTATCTCTAAGTCTCTGTCTACCTTCTTGAAGGATCAAGCCTCAGATTTATACGCAGAATATCTTCTTGAGAAATATAAAAAACCTAAGAAGAAAGAAGTCCTACCAGACTTGTCAGCAAAGCCATACTTTGCCACCAAGCCTACTGGACTGCAATCTATTGCCAGTCTAAATAATGAGCATCCCGCAAGAGAGTATCTAGAGAAGAGACACTTACCTTCGGACGCATTTTATACTCTGTATTATGTTGACAAGTTTAAGGCATGGGTCAACGCTCAGAGTCCAAACTATTTTGAGAGTCTAAAGAATGACCAACCTAGGATTATCATCCCTCTTATCGATAAGGATGGTAAATGGTTTGGTATTCAAGGTAGATCACTAGCACCTAAAAGTGTGCTAAGATATATCACATGCATCTTTGATAAGAGTAAGACGAAACTCTTTGGATTGGATCGTGTTAACACTGAAGAGGAAGTCTATGTCACCGAAGGACCATTTGATTCCTATTTCCTACCCAATGCTATTGCTATGTGTGGTAGTGATGTTGACTTCAGCACTTTCAATTATAAATTTACATTCGTCTATGACAACGAACCACGAAACAAGGAGATCGTTGCTAAGATAACTGATAGTATATCTCAGGGTCACTCCGTAGTGATATTCCCTAAGACTATTAAACAGAAAGATCTCAATGACATGCACCTCGCAGGTCATGATGTGAAAAAGATCATAAAAGAAAACACCTTCATAGGTGCCGAGGCAAAAGTAAAACTTACATTCTGGAAAAAGGTATGAGCACCAACGTCGTCAAGCGTAATGGCATTGTTGAGTCACTTAACTTAGAAAAAATTCATAAGATGGTCGAGATGGCATGCGATGGTGTCGCAGGTGTCTCCGAGTCTGCAATAGAAATGAATGCTAACTTGCAGATTTTTGATGGAATCAAGACCGATGACATTCAAGAGATCCTTATCAAGTCTGCGAATGATTTGATCTCTCTAGACACACCAAACTATCAGTTTGTTGCTGCTCGTTTGCTGCTGTTTTCTCTCCGAAAGGCAGTCTACCAAAGGCATCCTGATGCACATCCACATATTCATTGGCATATTAAGGAGTGTATTGGTAAGGGACTCTATGACAAAACCCTTGTAGACTCTTACAGTGGTGTTGAGTGGGACGATATCAACTCTATGATTGACTATGATAGAGACTATATGTTTACATATGCTGGCTTACGTCAGGTAGTAGATAAATATCTGGTACAAGACAGGTCAACTGGTGAGGTGTATGAAACACCACAGCAGATGTATGTCATGATCGCAGCAACATTGTTTCAACGCTATCCAGAGGAGAGCAGATTAACTTATGTCAAAAAATACTACGACGCAATCTCAACGCACAAAATCAACATCCCGACTCCTATCATGGGAGGTGTGCGGACTCCCCTTAGGCAATTTGCTAGCTGTGTTCTTGTTGATATTGATGACACCCTCGATAGCATCTTTAGCAGTGACATGGCTATCGGTTACTACGTTGCTCAAAGGGCTGGAATCGGCATCAACGCAGGCAGAATCCGTGGGATCAACGCTAAAATCAGGGGCGGTGAAGTACAGCACACAGGTGTTGTCCCTTTCCTCAAAAAGTTTGAGAGCACTGTCAGATGTTGCACTCAAAACGGCATCCGTGGTGGATCAGCGACTGTCCACTTCCCCATTTGGCACCAAGAAATAGAAGACATCCTTGTCCTTAAGAATAATAAAGGGACAGAAGATAATAGAGTAAGGAAACTAGACTATAGTATACAACTGAGCGAATTATTTTATCAGAGGTTTATTAATAATGAAAGTATCACTCTCTTCTCTCCTCATGATGTGCCTGGTTTATATGATGCCTTTGGCACTCCTGACTTCAATAGTCTTTATACCAAATACGAATCAGACGAGACCATCCCTAAGAATGTTGTCCCCGCACAGGAATTAATCCTTGCTATGCTCAAGGAGAGAGCAGAGACAGGTCGTATCTATCTGATGAATATTGATCACGTTAATACTCACTCATCATTTAAAGATAAGGTGAGCATGAGTAACCTATGTCAAGAGATCACACTACCAACAGATCCTATCCAGTCCATCCAAGGACAGGGTGAGATTGCTTTGTGTATCCTATCTGCTATCAACGTAGGTAAGATCAGAAAGACTGATGAGTTGGAGAATCTATGTGATCTTGCAGTCCGTGGTCTTGAAGAGTTGATTGACTATCAAGAGTATCCTGTGAAGGCAGCAGAAGATTCTACTCTTGCACGTCGCTCACTTGGTATTGGTTACATCGGACTAGCACATTACCTTGCTAAGCAAGGTGTTAAGTATGATGATCAAGGTGCTTATGATCTTGTCCATGAGTTAACAGAGTCCTTCCAATACTATCTTTTGAAGGCATCAAACCAACTCTCAAAGGAGAGAGGACCATGTGGTAATTTCGTTTGCACAAAGTATCATGATGGAATTCTTCCTATCGATACATATAAGAAGGAAGTCGATCAAATTGTAGCACCAGAGTATCAACATGATTGGAATTCTCTTCGGGATGACATCAAGAAATTTGGACTCAGGCACAGCACTCTGTCCGCACAAATGCCTTCGGAGAGCAGCTCCGTTGTGTCTAACGCAACCAATGGAATCGAGCCACCTAGAGACTACTTGTCCGTTAAGAAATCGAAGAAAGGACCTCTTAAGCAGATTGTTCCGCAATACAATACACTAAAGAATAACTATACACTCTTATGGGATATGAAATCCAATGAGGGTTATATTAAGGTTGTTGCGGTTATGCAGAAGTTTTTTGATCAAGCGATCAGTGGTAACTGGTCATACAATCCAGAGAATTATCCTAACAATGAGATACCCATGTCAGTATTCTCTATGGACTTGTTGAATACTTACAAATACGGTTGGAAGACCTCATACTATCAGAATACTTATGATAATAAAAAAGATATCGAAGAACCTATTGCTGAGGTAGCACATACCGATCTCAATAGTTTAGTCGATGACATCCTGTCTGGAGACGAGGCAGAATGTGAAGCTTGCAATGTATAAACTCACCCCTAAGGAATTAAATGTCAATTACTGTTTTCAATAGTAACCAAGTGGATACTAAGAAACAACCAATGTTTTTCGGAGCACCCTTAGGGATGCAGAGATATGATGAATACAAATACCCAGACTTTGAGAGACTTACACAGTCTCAACTAGGATTCTTTTGGAGACCCGAGGAGGTTTCACTACAGAAGGATAGGTCTGACTACAAGACACTAAACGATCAACAGAAACACATTTATACTTCTAACCTTAAATATCAGATCCTCCTTGACAGCGTGCAAGGTAGAGGACCTGGCATGGCATTCGCTCCTTACTGCTCACTACCAGAGTTAGAAGGATGCATTGGTGTATGGAATTTCATGGAGCAAATTCATAGTAGATCTTATACACACATCATCAAGAATGTATATGCAGATCCTTCGGAAGTATTTGACACTGTATTAGATGACGAAAAGATTTTAGCTAGAGCGAAGTCAGTCACGAAAGCATATGACGATTTCCTCGAAGCAGTAGGAGAATATGCAGATGGTAATATGTGGAAGCCAGGTTGGAAAGAATCACCTACTTCACAATGGACACTGCATGACCTAAAGAGAAGACTTTATAGGGCTGTTGCTAACGTAAACATCCTTGAAGGCATACGTTTCTACGTTTCATTCGCATGCTCTTTCGCCTTTGGTGAGTTGAAACTCATGGAAGGATCAGCAAAGATCATCGCATTGATTGCTAGAGACGAATCACAACATCTAAACATCACTCAAAAGATACTAAAGAGATGGGATCAAGGTGACGATCCAGAAATGCAAGAGATTGCAAGAGAAGAAAGAGAAAACATCACACAAATGTTTATCGATGCTGTAGAAGAAGAGAAAGATTGGGCGACCTATCTATTTTCACATGGAAGCATCATCGGTTTAAACGAGAGACTACTCAGTCAGTATGTTGAATGGACTGCCAACCGTCGTATGAAAGCGATTGGATTGACACCTGTATTTGACGTGCCACTTAGCACTAACCCACTACCATGGACAAACCATTGGTTGAATAGTAAGGGTCAGCAGAATGCACCACAAGAGACTGAGATCGAGTCCTACATAGTAGGCGGTATCAAACAAGATGTTGGACAAGAAACCTTCGCAGGATTTTCACTTTAAATTTGAGCACCACTGGGGTGGAGTACCCACCGAAGTGCAGCAGTTTGAAGCATGGAGTAAGAAACAAAAGGGTATCTTAAGATGGATCCTTTTGAATTTCGCACTACCATGGTATGCAAAGTGGTGGTTAGAATGGAAAGTCGATAAGACAATGTATGATGTTGATCAACAAATCGAAAACCTTGTTGATCAATTTGATGAGAAAGAAAAACCAAAAACAATCGTGGAAAGAAAACCAAGCGAAGTCAGAGGACTGGAAGATATCTCCATTAGATCCTCTTGGCCACCACCAGAGCAGTGGTATACAGGACCACTTGAAGTTTTTACGTCAAGTGAAAGCACACCTCAAGATACACAAAAAACTACCAAACCAACCCTACCAGACGAAGAAACGTAATAACCGTAAATCAAAAGGCTAAGTTAAACAACAAAGTTTGCTAAATAATTGAGGATATGATAACATATCTGTATCGTTCATCCTCATGATTGAAGTTGCACTACTTTCTTCGTTACTCACACAGCATCATCCGTCCCATTGGACAATGACCTGTCAAGAGTGGAATAACAACAGGGCAGAGATTCTCAGCAATGATAATCACATCCCTGATGCTAAGGAATATCTTATAGATTATTTCTACAGCAAGGTGGAAGAAAAAGGATGCAAACCATACATGTTAGGACGCAAGTAAGTCGCGGAACGGATCGTTCATCCTATGCTACATATGCTCGCTTTATTATTGGCAACTTCTACAGTTGTAACTGTCTCTTGTGAAGACATCAACGCTCTTGTAGGTCGTGCTAAGTCATACCCTGACTTAACCACTGAAGAGAGGACAGAGATCATTGATCTCTACTATGAATTCGCAGAGAAGCAAGGGCTATATTGTCAGGACGCAAACGACTAAAGGAACGGAGACTCGGATCACTCGCAAGAGTTAAAGGAGAAATTCAACCAACTTTAGGAGAAACACATGACTACTATCACATATCGTGGCGTCAAGTATGACGCTGAGCAGTACAAAGCAAAGGTACTAGCAGAAGCCGCACAGGCAAGAAACCATGATCTAATGTATCGTGGTGTCAAAGTCGAGAAAAAACTAACAGCGGTGTAGGAAGATGGAAGCACTACATACTGTCGGTTTAATCAACCTTGGGTGCGTGGTGTTCCTTTCTTTTATTTACTTCGAGGTTCGCTTCCTTCAGTCTTTCAAGACAACGGAGCAAGCAGATGGGACTCAAAGTTAAAATAGAATGGGACTACGGTTTACCCGAATACGACCCAGATAAACATGATCCAGAAAAGGTCTTTGCCTTTCTCTGTTATCGTGGCGTCCACTACGCTAAATGGGTAACACTAAATGTGTTTAATCAACCTTCATGGTTCACTAAGAATCCTCGTAAGGGTGAGAAGAAAAAGTAAATTGTTAACATTCAAAGATAGAAGGGCTTGACACCCTTCTTTTTTTATGTCATAATAACTTCGTGCCTGATCAGCACATGGGAGTGACTGAATAAACTTACTGGCAAACGCTAGTTAAGGTGATGAGACACAGGTGGTGCTGCTACGAAAGTAGAATCGATTTACCAATCGGGTCTCAGGCAAGAAGGTTTTTACTCTGTAGTAATGCCCCTTCTTTGTTGGTATACAGGAACCCAACCTCCCTCCTTTTTCCCTTGAAAATAAATAATAATAACTATGAGGAGAGTAATGAAACTATTTCTAGACAGTAGTGATACTGAGGTAGTTTTTAATGCCGTCGGGACAGGATTGATAGACGGTGTAACAACTAACCCTTCGTTGATGATGAAACAGGGTCAGGATCCTGTTGAAGTAATTAAAAAGATTTGTGATATGTTTGGGTGGACTGCCTCAGTATCTGCAGAGGTAGTAGGAGAGACAGCAGAGGATATGTTAGAGATGGCAGATAATTATATTGAGATTCATCCAAGTGTGACTATCAAACTACCACTCACACCAGAAGGACTTAGAGCATGTAAAGAGTTAGCAGAAGATGGTATCTCTACCAATGTAACCCTATGTTTCTCAGTTTCGCAAGCAATACTTGCAGCGAAGGCAGGAGCAACCTACATCTCACCATTTGTAGGAAGGGTAGACGACAACAGTTTTGATGGTATACAATTAATATCAGATATATCTGAGGTGTTTAAACTTCACAAGGTTGAGACACAGATACTAGCAGCATCAATTCGTAACGTAAGAGATGTTGGTAGGTGCTTTGCAGTTGGTGCAGACATATGCACTATACCACCTACAGTCTTTGATAAGATGTATAAGCATGTCCTAACTGATAAAGGGTTAGAGCAGTTTGAAAAAGACTGGTCATCATTACAAGACAAACTAAACGGAGTCTGACATGAATGTCACTAAGGTAAAACGTCTCGCACATCAGTTAAAAGAGTTAGCATCAGAGTTAGAAGATGCTATCAAAGAAGACACTGATGTATATACTAGTGCTACTAGAGCACCATTCACACCATCTTATACATATAAAGATGAGTATGAAGGTAATTGATTGAAACCACAGAGTGCAAAAGGTAAGGGCAGACGATTCCAACAATGGGTTCGTGACATGCTCATAGAGCATTGCGACGTACACCCTGAGGACATTGAGTCTAGAAGTATGGGTGCAGGTGGTGAGGATCTTATCATGGCAAGAGACGCTAGGTCAAAGTTTCCTTTTAGTATTGAGTGTAAGAATGTAGAGAAGTTGAATGTATATGAAGCATACTCACAGGCAGAAGCAAACTCAGGTAAGCATGAGCCTATCCTGTTTATGAAGAAAAACAGGAAGAAGGCACTAGTGGTGTTGGATGCCGAATGGTTTATTAAAAATTTTAACCCTTGACACATGAATAGAGATCATATATACTTGAGAGAGTTGCACTATCAAATTATGGCTCCGATTGAATTTCTGGATTCAGTAGAATTTCTTATTGATAAATTGCACTACCTGTATGAGACAGGTAATGTCGATGAGGCAGAGCAAGTTGCCGAGCGTATTCGTGCAATCGAAGAACGATGATGGAATTCCCATTCCGAGTCCCGATCTGCACTTACGAGATTGATGACTGGGAGGAAGTAAAGCAGTCCATTTCCATACCACAGTTGACAGAGGATCATCTCAGTCAAGGTGTAGAAGTGTACACTGACTTCTTTGAGTGGGATCATAAGGGAGAGATGCCACCATATGCTGACCAAGTTTTTAAAACAGCAGCAGTCCCTATAAATAAATTCAAGAAAAGTGGTTGCCTTGGTCGCAATCATCAAATGGAGATCTCATCAATGTGGTTTGAGACTCAACTAGCAGCACATAAACATCGAGTGCACAACCATGGCATGTATGGTTGGTCATGTATTCTTTACTACGACTTCGATGAAAACATACACATGCCAACAACATTCTACTCACCCTTCCATGACTTTAGGGACGGAAACTTAATGTCTTACGTCCCACCTGTTAAGGAAGGGTCTATTGTGTTCTTTCCTGCTGCTCTTCATCATGAATCAACACCGAATAGATCTCCTGTTAAACGCACAATCATTTCATTTAATATTAAAGGACACGTTGACAAAACTAAAGTAGTCATATGAAATTTTTTACTGGTGACGATTTTAAACTTAGCAAGAATATAACATTTACAACAGAAAATATTAATGGAAAACTCGTAGTGTATGCTGACAACATCTACGAGAATCCAGATCGAGTAGTAGACTACATTGATAGTTGTCCTATCATAAGTCATAAACCACAAGATCCTAGGTCAGCAAACGGTAGAGACTTCTATGATGGTAGACAAGCACTCGTAGAAGCATATGATCCTAGATGGTTTGACCTACACAGGGAAGCATCTACGTTACTTGGTCATCCATCAACTCACTTTACAGGGGGTTGTATGTTTAACATGACCATGCTAAAATTTCTACCAGAGGGTCATTGGTTTCCCCATACAGACCCTAACTGTATCAATGCAATAGTTTACCTTAACAAGAGTAACAATTATGGACCAGGTACTTCATTCTATAACTCCTTTGACTATCATGGAGGAGGAGAGCACTTTGACCCTTGGTGTGATGCAGCAGACGAATCCCACTGTATACTAGATCGATATAATTGTGCAGTCTTCTTTTGTGGAGAAACTTATCACTCTATGAGATTGGTAGGTGACACATTCATAGGAAGACCACGTTATTCAGAGATACATTTTCTGAATTATTGATTCAGTGTATGGTGCATTTAATAGGTTCGATTCCTATCTGGATCATTGGCGAAAGCCAAGTCCCAACAGAAAAGGAGTTTACTCATGACAGTAAAGGATCGTTTTGCAAATCGCATGACCATCTTAAGGTCAGCGATCAATGGTGAAGTGGAGTTGGATAAGGACTACCCATCTTTATTTCAAGCACTATGTAGGTTTTATGCCGATAAACACCGTGTCCAATTCTGGGGTATTGATGTTGAAGAAGATTATGAAATTTTAATTGACCACTTAAATAATGATTTGATTTATGGATGACGAGAGATATATTATATACAGAGATATATTTCCCAAGCACGTTGACGTGACATGGGATAGTGTGTTAATGTATGTCAATAGTACTCTAAACGACCCTACTGGAAGTTGTCATGTCATAAGTGATGGAGGTCCGCCTTCATACATGTCTAAGTGGAGGAGAGGTCGCCCCTGTCCTCCTCTTTTTACTCTCGCACGCAGAGAGTTTGAGGCATTTTCTGGACATGAATGTCAAAACATGGATGTATATGTATCATACTTTGCACCTGCTGACACATTCGGTAGACACAATGACGAAGAAGATGTATTGATTATAGGTGTCAAAGGAAGGACATCCTATAGATTCGATACTAACGCATGTGAAACATGCTTGGCAGATATTGTAACTGTCAACGCTGGCGATGCACTGTACATACCTAAGGGTATGTTTCATGAGGCATCACCTAAATCCCCTCGAGCAATATTTTCATACAGACTTGATGCTAAAACCTGAGATTACAACCTATAAGAATAAGATATGCGAAAAGCATAATGATTTTATCTGGGGCGACTTTGTATCTGATGAGTCAGTCACAGAGGTTGTAAACTTCTATAGGCATCAACAGTTTCTACCCTACATCGAGGGTCAAGTGCAAATTAGTGGGGAGACACAAACAGATAAAGAATTTAAAGATTCTCGTGACCTGCACGTCCCATTCCAAGCAGCAGTCATGCATTGTGAGAAGTATCTTGTTGAATTACAAAGAGTCCTAGAGTTATACATGGATAGGTTTCCTTTCTGTGAGACATCTGACTTCCGTATCAACG